CCTGGTGGCGGCGGAGGATTCTTTGGCAACGGTGGCGGTTCTGGTGGCAACACATTGGTTGGTGGCCGTAGTTTTACCTTTGGAGCCAACGGCGGCATGGGTTTTGGTTCAGAATCAGTTGGCGGATTTGGTGGTGGAGGTGGCGGATCGGCTCGTGGTGCAGGCGGAGGCGGATATAACGGTGGTAATGCCGGTTTGAATACAGCCAGTGCAGGTGGAGGTGGCAGCTATAACACAGGAACCAATATGAGTAATGTGGCCAATGTGAATCTTGGTCACGGGTATGTTACTGTAACTTTTATAAGTTCAGCTTAAACTAATAAGTATTGTATGATCATACTTTATACATTACTTGTCACACACATAACTATTGCCTGTGTGACACTATACCTACATCGCAGTCAAGCACATCGTGCAGTCAAATTCCACCCAGTTATTGAACATTTCATGCGAGCCTGGTTATGGTTTACCACAGGTATGGTTACTCGACAATGGGTAGCAGTGCATAGAAAACATCACAGATTCTGCGAAGAGTCCGGCGATCCACACAGCCCGGTACATTATGGTATAGGTCGTGTGTTGTTTAGAGGAGCTTTGTTGTATCATGAGGCAAGCAAAGATAAAGCAATGGTTGATACATATGGCCGTGGTACTCCTGATGATTGGATTGAGCGCCATGTATACACGCCTCACAGTAGACTTGGCATTGGCCTTTGCCTTGTGTTCAATGTCATCGTCTTTGGCAGTGTTGGTGCCATAATATGGGCAGTGCAAATGTTATGGATTCCGTTTTGGGCAGCTGGAGTAATAAATGGTATAGGACATTGGTGGGGCTACCGCAATGGCAGCACTCAAGATCAAAGTCGTAATATTGTACCTTTTGGAATTATAATTGGTGGCGAAGAATTACACAACAATCACCACTTAGATCCAGCTAGTCCTAAACTAAGCAGTCGTTGGTTTGAGCTAGACATTGGTTGGGTTTACATAAGACTTTTACAATCATTAAAGTTGGCCACAGTTAAAATTTAGTATACAATACTGACATGTTAGATTTTATCCAGCAAACAGTTTTGCAATTGTTGCCTGCCCGTCGCAAAACGGGGCAGAATGGCTGGATTAGTTTCAATGCTCCTTGTTGCACACATAATGGGGAGACTGTCGATGCCAGAGGTCGCGGCGGCATAAAAACAAACGCAGGACAAATTTCATATCATTGCTTTAATTGTGGTTTTACTACTTCTTTTATTCCAGGACGGCATCTAAGTTTTAAATTTCGGAAGCTATTGGCCTGGTTAGGTGCTGATGATCTCACTGTACGCAGGCTAGTAATAGAAGCAGTTAGACTTAAAGAATTAGTGGCCCCAGAAGAACTAGACCAAGTTCCACAAGAAGAAATTGTTTATGAAGCAAGAACACTGCCTGAAGGCGCAGTCAGTTTTGACGAATGGACTACTTATCTGGCCATGCAGGGTGATGGCTATACTGTACCTGATCGTGTAATAAGAGGTGTCCATTATATTAAACATAGAAAAATTGATACAAACAAATACAAATTTTTTCTTACAGATAATGAAGCATACAATTTACACAGAAGAATTATAGTGCCTTTTTATTACAAAAAAGAAATAGTTGGATATACAGCAAGGACGTGGGAACCAAACGTAAAGCCCAAATATTGGTCAAGTCACCCAGCAGATTTTGTTTTTAATTTAGATAACCAACTGCCCGACTACAAGTTTGTTATAGTATGTGAAGGGCCTTTTGATGCCATGGCTATAGATGGTGTGGCAGTGAGCGGAAGTGAAGTCAGTGACATCCAAGTAGAACAAATAGATAGATTACAGCGTGAAGTTATAGTAGTACCCGACACAGATCGTGCAGGTCGTAAATTAGTTGATCGTGCTATAGAAGCAGGGTGGACAGTAAGTTTTCCCGTATGGCAAGAAACTTGTAAAGATATTAATGACGCTGTTGTGAAGTATGGTAAATTGTTTGTTTTAAAAAGCATACTTGCGGCCAGAGAAACAAGTAGACTTAAGATTGAGCTTAAAAAGAAAAAATTGTATGCTTGAATCTATTAAAGGATTTCATATTGAACCTACAAACATATGCACACTGAAATGTCCAAAATGTTCAAGAACAAAATTTATTGAGCAGTTTCCAACCAAGTGGAAAAATCAAGAACTAAATTTTGATCATCTGGTTAATTTTATAGACATTCCAATAACCAACATGAGATTTCGTTTATGTGGAGATTATGGTGATCCTATATATTACAGCAAATTGTTTGATTTAATAAAATGGGTAAAATCAAATGGTGCATGCATATCTTTACATACCAATGGTAGTTACAAAACCAGTGACTGGTGGAGAGAAATAAGTTCTCTATTAGATTGTAACGATGCAGTGATTTTTGCCATTGACGGTGTCCCGCATAATTTTACCAAATATCGAATCAATGCAGATTGGGAAACTATCAAGGCTGGAATAGAAATATGCTCACAAACGGCACACACCGTATGGCAGTATATTCCATTCAAATATAATATTGACTTCATTGAACAAGCTAAACAACTAAGCAAAGATTTAGGAATTAAAGAATTTTTATTACATGCCAGTTCAAGATGGGATTCACAAGATGATCCTTATCGACCTGACAATAATTATGTACTATCAACTGATAAAGAAATTAAATTTAGGAAAAACATAAGAGCCGATGAAATTACACCAAGATGCAAATCCACGCAAGCAGAACATTATATAACTTCATTGGGATATTATGCCCCATGTTGTCATGTACCAAATCATAACTTCTATTTTAAAACTGAATTTTACAAAAATAAAAATCTCTATGATATAAGTAAAACTACACTTACACAGGTGCTTGAACAAACACAAAATTTTTACAACACACTAGAACAAACCAAGCCAATTTATTGCATTTACAATTGTCCAAAATATGACTAAAGATTATAATCCTGAAGTACAACGACTGTTTTTAGAAATGATGCTAGAAGATGCAGAAACTTATGTGCGTGTACAGAATATCTACAATGCAGACAATTTTGATCGCACTCTCAGAGAAGCAGCACGATTTATTAAAAAACACAGTGATGATCATAAAACTCTACCTACTAGAGAGCAGATACAGGCTGCTACAGGTGTAGAATTGAGATCAGTTCCAGATCTTAGAGAAGGCCATTACGATTGGTTCCTGGCAGAATTTGAAGGATTTAGTCGAAAGCAAGAACTGGAACGAGCCATTCTCAAGGCTGCAGACATGATTGAACAAGGCAACTTTGATCCTGTTGAAAAATTGATAAAAGATGCTGTGCAAATCAGTCTTACCAAAGACATGGGCACAGACTATTTTGAAGATCCTCGTGCTAGATTGATGAAAATTAAAAGTAACAATGGTCAGGTGAGTACAGGTTGGCCTACCATGGATCAACGCTTGTTTGGCGGCATGAATAGAGGCGAACTTAATATCTTCGCTGGTGGTTCGGGTAGTGGTAAAAGTTTGTTCATGCAAAACATTGCAATCAATTGGATTACAGCAGGCTTAAACGGTGTATTCCTTACACTAGAACTTAGCGAGGAATTATGTGCTATGCGTATGGATGCCATGGTAGCTAACTGTAGCACCAAAGAGATCTTTCGAGATTTAGATACACTGGAAATGAAAATACGCATGGTAGGTAAGAAGAGTGGTAAGTTGCGTATCAAGTACATGCCTGCACAAAGCAATGTCAATCATATTAGAGCATATCTTAAAGAACTAGAAATACAAACTGGTCAAAAGACAGACTTTATCATGGTTGACTATCTTGATCTAGTTATGCCTGTGAGTGCTAAAGTTAGTCCTAGTGACTTGTTTGTTAAGGACAAATATGTTTCAGAAGAATTGCGTAACCTAGCTAGAGAATTTAACATACTGATGATCACAGCGTCGCAGTTGAATAGATCAGCTGTGGAAGAAATTGAATTTGACCATAGTCATATTTCTGGTGGTATAAGTAAAATTAACACAGCAGATAATGTGTTTGGTATTTTTACAAGTCGGGCAATG